GGCCTTGATGAAGGTGGCGTATTCATACCGGGCTTTGAATTCCTTGCCTTCTTTCGTGGCAAAGGACATGCCGGCCGGCATCACAACGATGCTCGACCGCGTGCCGGCAAGCGCTTCGTGGAAATAGGTTCCGCGAATGGTTGCCGCCGTTTCCCTTTCGTCGGTCTCGGCCTTGTGCTTCTTCGGGTTCCAAGCCGAATTCTTCCAGTAGGCGAGCGGCGAGATATTCAGATCCACGATGCCGGAAGCGCCCAACGCGCTGTCGGCGTGGTACTCGTCTTCAGGCATGCGGAAATAGATCCCGTCCGCGTGGTCGGTCTTGAGTGTGGGGCAGACGAAAGGTTTGCTATCGTCAATCTGTGCCACGAAATCGTTCATTGTCTTTGGTCTCCGTTGCTGTGGGGGAAGTGATTACTCGGCGCGGTCGCCAAGCAAGAGGTTGATGCGAACCGTCTGCGCCTTGATCATGGTCAGCATGTTCATCGGCTCATTTGCGGAATTGCGCAGATGGTAAGGCGGATCGATCTTGAAACGGTCGGCCGGCGAAAATTCGCGGAGCGCGTGAAGCGTCTTGCGGGCATTGTCGAGTTCGTCGCGGAGCTTTGAGAGAAGCGCGTTTGCGTCCTTGACGTGCTTCGCGATGGTGTCGGCTTCGTCGGTGTGCTGCTTTACTGTCTTCGTCGTCATTGTCGTTCCTCTGCGGCCGGAAGTGACCGGGACGCCGGCCCCGCGTGAGGGCCGGCCGCCTTGTCGCTTCAGAAGGGATGATCTTCGTCCATTTCCTTGCGTTGGATATCGCTATTGATCTTCTCGGCCTCTATCTCGATCGCAATCATGGCGTCGGCCCATCGGTAGGCATCCTTGGCCCCGTCCTCGAATTTTGGAAAATTGCCTACTCGGTTCGGATTGGAGAGCATTCCCTTCAGGGCTTGACCGGCGAACCATGCGCGGAGGCTCATTCCCTCTGTCTGCATTATTCCGCCTGAAATATAGCACTCGATGGGGAACGCCGGGCCGCCCGTGTTAATACGAGATTGCGACATGGGGCACCTGTTCCTTGTAGATGGCGATAACCACGGCCTGGGCGTCCTTCTCGGACAGGCCGCACACTTTCATGAGGGCGGCCTCTGCCTCGCCGTTCAGCCGCTTCCGGTGGGCGATGTCGGCGGCCCGCTCTTGGTCCGCGCGTTCCTTCTCGGCCGCGATCTTCGCAAGCCGCTGCCGCTCGTCTTCCTTGGCCTTCTCCTCCCGGCGCTTGGCGTCTTCCTCGGCGCGCGCTGCGGCTTCTTTCTGCGCTTCGATCGCGTCGGCCTCGCGGCGCTTCTCGTCCTCGATCCGCTTCGCCTCGCGCTCCTCGGCCTCCTGTGCCCGGCGCTCCGCATCCTCGCGGGCCTTCTGCTCGGCGGCGATCTTCTCGGCTGCATCGCGGGCGGCCTTTTCCTCGGCCTCTTGGAAATCCTTCAAGACCTGCTGACGGACGCGCTCGGCGGCTTCGTCCTTCTCCTGCTGGATGCGCGCAGCCTCTTCCGCCTCCCGCGCCTTGCGCTCCTCCTCGGCAATCCTCGCGGCTTCTGCGGCCTCGCGCTCGGCCTTCTCCCGGCGAAGCTGCTCAAGCTCGGCGGCCTCGGCTTCGCGACGTTCGGCGTTCCGCTTCTCATGCTCGATGGTTGCAAGAGCCTTCCGCATCATGTCGACAAGGCCGCTATCGTCCTCTCCGTGCAATTCGGGGCTTATCTCGATCGCCTCAATTTCCTGGCGGAATTCGGCGAGGCCGGCCGACGACATGCCGACAAGCTCGATTTCAATGTTGTTGAGGCGCATGGACAAGTCGCGGACGCGGATCAATCGCGCTTCCTCCTCGGCTTCCCAGGTATTCAAGGCGGCCCGGGCCTTGTCGCGCAATGCGTCCAAGGTTGTTTTCAGTTCCTTGCGCTCGGCGTTCACCGCGTCAACGATCTTTTTCGCATCACCAGAAACGCCCGTTGCCGCTTCGTCCAGGGCGGTTTTCGTGCGGCTGATCCGGTAGGCATAAGACGCGACTTTCTCGCGGTTCGCCTTCACGCTCATGTCGGTTGGAAGATCCGCGATGTCAGCCTCAAGCCGCGTGTACATCGTCTTGAAAGAGGCATTCATTTCTTCCGCGATCTTCGTCACGCTCGGAAGATTGAGCTTCGGGAAGAGGGCGAGCGCGGTTTCGGTCTCTGCGGGTTTGGTCATTTCCGGTTTCTCCTGGCTGTGGGGATGAAGGGTATGAGGATGGCGGCAAGAAAGAGGGCTGCGCCAAGCCCGGCGGCGAATTCAGGCATAGAATTGATCCTCATCGGTGAGGCCCATCCACGCCATGGCGGCGCGGGCGTAGTAAGCGTGTTCGTCGCCCCACAGAATGACGGAAGCAATGCAGTTCGCGCGACCCTGTGCGGCGTCTCGATCCTCGTAGCGAAGAAGATAACGGTAGGCGTCTCGATCATTCGAAACCCAAATATGACGCCGCGCCGCGACATCTTGGCAAAAGCTGGCAGACGTAGTTTCGAAGTCATCAGCCATGGTTCATTTCCTCCGCTGCTTCTGCGCGGTATGTCTCGGCCTTCGCCTTGGCCCACGCGATGTTGTGCGGCTCGATCAAGCCGCGTTCGATTTTGGCTTCAATCACGGCGGCCCGGCGCAGGCAGTCGCGCACAAAGAACGCCCTGCAATCCTCGAATGTCTGGCATTCCCAAAGGGCTTTCATGTCGGTTCCTCGTGATGATGTTGAATGAAGGGCGGCAAGCGCCCCTCGCTGAACTTCATCAGGCGGAACGTTTCGCCTCATAGCGAAGGCGGATCGTCTCGCACTTCGCGCAAACCCGCGTCCAGCCATCGGCCTTCACGCGATCCTCAGTGGTGCACATGATCGCGCGGCGGGAATTGCAGTAAGGGCGACCGCCCTGTTTTGTCGAAAGATGAATGATGCCCTGGTTCGCCATCGTCTCGCCTCCTGTTGCGTCGTTTGTTCGCGATGAAATTACCAACAAAAATCATTCCGTCAAACATTATTTTCACGGTTGACCATTAAAAAGGGGTGCGCGATATTAACGGCGATGATTTGAAAGGGAGCCCGATGGCAAACAATCGCACTACCGTCACCCGTAGCGTGTCCATGTCGGATGAAGCGTGGGAGATCCTGAAGGCTCTGGCCGCTCAAGATCTCCGCGCGCAGAACGCGGAAATGGAATTCCTCATTCGCTCGGCCGCTGCCGATCGGGCGTCGATTGTCGAGCGGGCCAATGCCTAAGCCGCGCGGGTTTTCCCATTTCCGCAAGGTCAGCGGCGCGCATATCGGCAAGCTCGCAATCAAGATTTTCGAGTGCTGCGGCTGTCATGCGCAATACAAGGGCGAAAAGCCGGCGCAATGCCTCGCCTGCGGGCGCATGGATTTTCGCAAGATCGACAGCCAGACCGAAGCGAACCGCCTTGGCGAACTTCGGCTGTTGCTCGCCGCCGGCAAGATCGAGAACCTTGAAATTCAGGTGCGGTTTCCGCTCATGGCCCATAGACCGGACGGCAAAGCCGCAGTTGTCGGGCACTACATTGCCGATTTCCAGTATCACCGCGACGGCGTTCGCGTGATCGAGGATACCAAGTCGCATGGGATCATGGACCCCCTTGCGGCCTGGAAGCTGCGCCACATGGCGGCGCAGGGACTGCCCGTAACTGTCGTAACCCCGAAAGGAACTTTCTAATGGCAGACGTCCACCACAATTTGACGAAGGTGAAAGAGGCTATCACCTCGGGCATCACGAAAGTCCGCGACCTGAAAGGCGAGCGGGAAGACGTGAATGCCGGCATTGCCGAAGTGCGCGCCAGCTTGGCCGCCCTCGGCATTCCGAAGAAAGCCTTCGACATGGCCTTGGCATATCTCGACATGGACCCCGACAAGCGCGAGGGCTTCGATATCGCCTATGCCCTCGTCCGTGAAGCTGGCGGCCTGCCGATGCAGGACGATCTTTTCTCGGCCGCCGCTCGCAAGGGTGACGAACCTGTGCCGGATCCGAATGCGCGGCCGGGTGCCGATGCGACGGAAATCGAAAAGGTCATTCAGTCGCAGGATGCCGAGAAGGTGAAGGGCAAGAAAGTCCTTCCGTCGTCGGCGGGAACCGGGGCCATCAACTAATGGCCCTCACGAAAAAGGATCAGGAATTCATTGCGCAGATGGTCGCTCAGACCGTCGCCGCCATGGTTCCAAACTTTGGTGGCGCGCAAGCGCCGCCCCTTCAGGAACCCGAACCGGAAACCGTCAATCCCGACGCGGCCGACATGGAAGAAATCCGCCGATCGGAAGCGGAACAGCGGGAGCGATCGGGACACGTTGACGAACTGGTGAGGGGTCTTATCCCGCTCATCATGCAGCCACGTCACCTTGAGGTTTTCATCTGGTTTTCCGGTGACAACTGGTCAGCATCCGTGACGCAAATTCTGCGCGCGGAAGTGGCCCGGCGAATGCCTGATTACCGTGAAGCCAAGGGCGGCGGCGGCAGCTCGTCACGCAATATCGAGGCGCTTTCTGAACGGCTCCCGGTCAAGAAATAGAGGGGCGTTCGCGCCCTTCCCTTCCCTCACACGCAAGGTGCGGCAATGTCATTTCGAAAGCGGCGCATGGCCTCCAATGTCAAGCGCGAAACACTCAGAATGCAGGGAGGTAAGTGCCTTCTTTGCCGAAGAAAGATGCACCGTCTCGAGACGCACAACGATGATCGGAACAGGGATCCGAGGTGGGCTTGCGCCGCTAATATCGACGGCTTCGACGTTGTCGCTTGCCGGGCGTGCATGCCTGTCTTGAAGAGGTTCGCGCAATGAAAAACATGCTCCCTTACTACAAGCGATACCCGCGCGATTTCATTGAAGGGACGATCGGTCTCGATCTTGAAGCAAAGGGCGCATATTCGATCTTGCTCGATTTGATCTACATGCAAGGCGGCCAATTGCCGGATGATGAGCGGTATATTTCGGGCCTTCTCGGCTGCAAAGTTGGGAAGTGGAAATCGATCCGTGAGCGCCTGATTGATACCGGCAAGATCTCAATTTCTGACGGAAAAATTTCAAATTCCCGCGCGGATTTGGAGCTAAAAGGGCTCAAAAATTATTCAGAAGAGCAGGCAAAACGCGCAAGCGGATCTAGGAAAAACAACGACATAGCGGAAGCCACGGCTAATCCGAAAACAAGCCAACCAGAACCAGAACCAGAACCAGAACCAAAGAAAAAAGAACCTTCGGTTCCCAAAAAAGGGACACGGATCTCCGACGATTTCGAGCCGGATCAGGATTACGCGGTTGAGGCTGGTTTGCGTCCAGAGCGCGTGTTGATCGAGGTGGCGAAGTTCAAGGATTATTGGCGGGCCACGCCGGGGCAGAAGGGCGTCAAGCTGGATTGGCCGGCGACGTGGCGCAATTGGGTCCGGTCTGCGCTCGATCGACAAGGTGGGCCGCGCGGATCTCCATCGCAGGGCAAGTCAGCATTTCGTGAGCATCAGGACGCGGTAAGGGCAGATTTCGAAAGGGCGGCAAATGGGCGAACTTCAGACGACAACGGGCAACCAGCTTTCGACCTTGGACGAACGGATTTCAAGCGCAACTGATCTCCTGAAGCCGGCTTCGGAAGAGGCGATTGCTTCTGCCCTTATCAAGCTGGCCGGAACCGGAATGCCTTATCCGCCTGGGCTCGATCCCTCCAATGCAGCGCGCGTCTACCTGTTCGCCCTGCGCGGCGTCTCGCGGGAAGCCATCAAGCGGACGGTTCAGAAGATCGTCCAAGGCGATGTTCCAAGCGCGCTGAACTTCATTCCCACGCCGCCCGCGCTGGCCTCGCTGTGCAAGGCAGAGGCGCGCGAAATGTGGGCCGATCGTGAACGCCTGATCATCACGCGGGATAGCCTCATTGGCGAAAGGGACCGCGCTCCGAAGACAGCAGAGGAAAAGGCTCGAGTTGCCGCGATGGTCGCACAGGTCAAGGCCAATGCCGACGCGCTGCGGGACGAGGTAAAGGACGCATTTTACAACAAGCCGGAAGACGAGCTTAACCGCATCTTCCGCAACAAGGTTGACCCGCCGGCAGAGCAAGGGCCGGTCAAGTTCGATGATGACGATTGGCACAGGAGGAATTCGGAAATGGAACAGAACGGCAGCTCCACCACAGACACATCAGGAGAACAGCCATGACGCCTTGGTCTTGGTGGGCCGGCGAACTTGACGCCGAAACCTACGATCTCGCCTGCGATGTGCCGACCCGCGAGGCGGCGATCCAAGAGGCAAGCCGCCAGCTCCAAGCCGGCGAAACTTTCCAGATTGTCGAAGCTCGATCGAGCGAGGATCGCCGGCACGAAGGTTCCGACCGCGTGCCTTTCCTCCGCACCCGCAACCACGAAATCATCACGGTCGGCCATGTGGTCGCCATCAAACCGAGTGGAGCCGACGATGCGCCACACGATTGAGTTTTTCGGGAGCTGCGCGTGGGCCTATCAGCAAGCCGTGGTCTGCGGCAATGCCGCCGGCCACAGCCTCGCGCTCGGGCTGCTGGTGTTGTTCTTCTGCATGCTCACAAACCATCTGGTCGCGGCATGGCTGAGAACACGCTGAAACCGCCCTATTACCGCCGCCTTGGCGCGACGGGCGCGGAAATGTTCATGCATCCGTGCACCATATGCGGCACCGAAAACGCGCCTTTCGGCTTCGGTGTCTCTATTCGCAACGGCAGACCGGGAAAATGGTTCTGCGCAACACACAAGGACAGGGCAGATGATCGACGTCCCGAACAGGAAAGCGCAACTGGAAGAGTTGCGGCGGGAGCTGAAGATGCGGCAGCGGGTATATCCGAAGTGGGTACGCGAAGGCCGGATGACGCAAGAGCAGATGGAGCACCGCGTGGCCTGTTTGACTTTGGTGATTGAGGATTTCGAGGCTCGGCATGCGCCGGCTTCGCAGCAAGGGAGCCTGGGGATATGATGGATATCATTCACCGCCTCGGATGGTGGGGCGCAAAAGCTCGGCCGCCGCGCAACATGCCGACACTGCCGGAAGATTGCCGCGATGGTGCGGATGAAATTCGACGGCTGCGGCAAGAGCTGGAAACATGCGCGTGGGCCGCCGAAGAACTTGACGAGGCATGGGCGGCCTCTCCGTATCCAGACAACCGCAAGCACCTATCCATGGCAGAGCAAATGTCGTCGCTCGATACTGAGCTTGAGGGCCTGCGGGATGAGAATTCACGTCTTCGCGCGACGATCGCGGACATGGAAATGGACGGTCCCAAGCGGGATCTCGAAAAATCCAACGACGCGCAAGCCGCGCGCGCCATGGCCCGCAACACGAAGAATGCTTTCGTAGCCTATCAAAACGCGGTGCGTCTCGTGCTCGACCAGATGGACAAGCTTGGCCGGCAAAACCACGTCACAAAGGAAGATCTCCGCAAGCTGCGGCAACTGCGGCAGGATCTTTCGGCGCTCTTGGGGAGGTCACTTTGATGAACGAGGACATGGCACCTCTGACGCCGCTCACGCCCGAACAACAAGAGGAATTCGAAAACCGGCGCGAAACGGCGATCGTCATCCAGACCAAATGCAAGGCATGCGGCCAGTGGTATGAGACGCTGAAACGCTCACAGACGTTCAAGGAAGCGTTTTTCTGCGACTGCGGCCAGTTCATGCAGATTGAGGTTCCGCCGCTGTCCGTGAGCCTGAGTGCCCCGGCAATCGACTATTCCGACCCTGACGCCCGGCTTGATACCGGAATGAAGGTGCGCGAAGCGCTCGCCAACGCCTCCCATTGGTGGGGCAAGACCGGCCGCCACGTCATGCGGAAAGACGGATCCAAGGGGCTCGACGTCTCATGGTCAACCGATCCCGACAGCCCGAATTACGTTCCATCCGGCGTCCTCAATGGCGAGCCCTGGGACGTTCTCAACACTCGTGAGCGCCTGTTTATCGTCAAGGTCTGGCATCACGAGTTCGTGCGCAAACCACAGCAACTAGGAGAATGAAAATGGCACATGTGCATTACGATCTAGAACAGACAGAGCGCGGCATTCGCTCGATGTATGATGCCGCGCCTGACGAAGCAATCCACCATGTTCCCGCTGTTGCGGCAGCGTTCCGCCGGCCTGTCGATGTCGAGATAGCTTTGACCCGCTGGAACCTAAACGAAATCATGAACGGAACGCCGCCTGAAATCGCCGTCGAGGCGCTTTCTTGCATCCTGGTAAACCTCATCATGAACCGCGCTCGCGCCTACAATACGGGACCCGGCGAACCGATGTTTATTGACGTCTTCATGCCGAATTTGATCGACGGCGTAGCCTTCGCCGTTGAGGCTGAACAGGCGCGCGGCACGGCTCGATCAGAGCACAGCATTCCCATCAATCCGGTAATGTCGGGCAAGGCGTAACAATCACGCTGTTTCTGCATTGTTGGCAAAATGGGCGATTGGTGTCTTTTTTGGCAACAATCGCCCTGTCGACAAGGGGCGCGAATTACGCGATTTAGACGCCGAAAAGGTAGATAAAACAACAGCTTGACATGGTCGACAACTTTCAATCACATTAACCGCATTGTTTCCGTGGTGGAGACAATCACAGCAAGAGGACGAGAAATCATGACGAAGACAATCAATCAGGCGGCGCGTGAATGGACTGACGTTGCGTGCCGGCCGCATGTGTCGATGACGACAGGTCAGGTTGGCTTGATCGAGGACGCCTTCAAGGCCGGCGCGGAATGGGAGCGTGATCATCTAGGCGACGATCAGGCGGCGCGCAATTATCGAAACCTCATGGCGATGCTGGAACAGATCAACAAGACGACGGTGGAAACCAAGGACGAAAGCCACACCCGCCTTGGCGCGTTTCACCAGATCATGGAGCGGATCGAGGGCAAGGTTGGGGCTGTTCTCGACACGTTGCAGGAGACGGAGAACCATCCGGCTCCCACCACGGACTGGCCCGCCACGTATGAGAAGATCATGCAGCGCGAACCAGTAACCGACGAAAGCGGCGTGAGCACTGGCGCGGGTGCCGGGCCGCTGAAAGATGAACGCGATGTGCGTATCAGGGAGCTTGAGTTCTTGCTGTCGGATGCTCTCAGCGGGAAGGAGCGCGCCGAACGCTTCTGGCGCTTCTGGCGCGGCATCGCTCGGGCTCGCGGCGAACAGAATGCGGAAATGGGCGGGATGATTGATGAGCTGATCAACCTGCCTCCCAAAGCCTGATCGCACAGCCTGACAACCAGCCGGCCGGGGTCCACCTCGCGCCGGCTTTTTCTTTGCGGTATAACCAGCGCAGCACAGCGAGGTTGACATGGCGAGCAAAAAGGAAATCGAGGAGCGGAAGACGAACGAGCAAACGTTCTCTGGCCTGTTCCGCAACGGTGAAGAGACGCCCGAAAGCATCATTGCAAAGGTGATGTGGGGGCAAACGACGATCACGCATAACGGCAAGCAACGGAAGCTATCGAAGGAAATGGTTGCGGCAGCGACCGCGCTCCTGCCGTACCGCCTGCCGCGCCTCAACTCGGTTGACGCACAGGTCAAGCATGTCGAGCTGTCCCATGAGGATTGGCTCCGCGAAATCGAAGACGCCGGGTCGGAAGATCCAAAGCCCATCACCTGACCATAGGAGCCCATCATGGCCTTCATCGAACGAAATATTGATCCCTCCGCCTCCGGCTCCTCTGGCCTTGCTCGCGGGGTATACAGGACGTCAACGGACACGCTTGCTGAATGCGAGGCGGCCGGATACTTCAACGCCGCTTGGGGGCCGATGCGCTCGGTTGCCTCTCTGCTTGTCCTGGCGAGCGATGACAGCCGCGAATATCGGGTGTCTGCGGTCAATGGCGTCGTGACACTGACGCCCGCGCTGACGTCAAGCGTGGGGTTCGGCTACACATTCATGAGCCGCGCGGCTGCGGCGGCCTCTCTGCTGGCGGCGACGTTCGCCACGATATCGGTGATGAGCGCTCCGATACCATCGGCCAATATCATCAAGCTAGATTACATTCGGGATCCGGCCGGAACGGCTCTCACGACTGCTGGCGGAGTTAAATGGTCTCCTGCGGGCGAGGTATGGGCAGAGCATTTCGGATCGGTTGGTGACGGGGATGAAGCGAAAGCGACAAATAATATTGGTGCTTTCGAGCTTGCCATTGCTTGGACGGCGCAACAATTCGCGGCCAGCGGCGGCACAGTAAAGTTTACCGGCAGGCACTGCATCGATCGCCCGTTAGTGATAAGCCGAAATCGCATTTTTTTGAAGGGTTTTGGCCCAGGCGTGGGCGTCTCAAAATCCGAAATCCGGGGCATACACCAATACGGTCCGGTAATTCGCTGGAAAGGTGATATGCCAGGCGGCGAGGACTTCATAGTTTCTTCCTCGGCGTCTCGTCGCACGGCAACACGAGTTACAAAGGATAATTTCGTCACGCTTGGCCTGACACGTGACGAAATGAACCCCGGTATTTGGCTTGAGCCGGACGATAGCCCCTCAAATCCAGCCATGGATAAACCGCTGTTCACTCGCGTTTGGTCGCACAATCAGCCGTCAGACGGGTGGGTATGCGTCACTCGTTGCTATAGTGGTGCATTCAATAGTTGTGGTGCCTCGGTGCCAAATGGGCACGGCATCGTCATAAGTTCCGGGGAGTACACCGACCGAACCAATCTATATTCGGTCGGTGTACTAAGCCTCAATGACTGGTCAACAATCGGCGCGAAGGGGCACGGAATTTGCGTCGGCACACCTAGCGACAGCTATCCGGTACCGGCCCTGCGCGTGCTCGTCCACTCGTGCGACAACTACAACAACGCCACTGACGCGACTGTGCGTTTCGCGCCCTATGATACGTATTTTAAGGCAGATGACAGCTACATCAACAATTCTGGTCTTTCAGGGTCCGCGACAATCGGGGCGGCATTGATCGGCGGCAAGCGCCTTACCTTAAGTGGTAATCGCGTCCTTGGCGTTACGACCGCAGCCCCTCCCATCAAAGTTATGGCCGAAACGGTAGCGGGTCGTCCGAGCGATGGCATTCTTATCGAGCGCTGCTACATAGCTGCTGGCTCGTTCAGCGATATCGTTGAGGTTGAAGCTGGTTCCGGCAGGGTTGAGGTAGTGCAGTCAACGCTTGATGGGACGTTTTCCGCCCTTTCTGCTGGCGCAGCGGTGGCAGAAAGGGGCAACGTGCGTCGATGGGACGGGTCTCTCCAGATACCACTAACCCTGTGGGGAAAATCGACAAGCGACGACACGACAGCGGGTGCTAGGATGGTCGCAGATGCTAATGGCGCCCTTTTGAGTATTTCTCGTAACACCACACCGTTGATACTCAATCGCTTGTCATCTAACGGTGCGGCAACCAACAGGCGCAGGGACGGCCAAGAGATATCGTCAGATATCATTAACGCTGACGTGGCGGTTTCAACGTCGGCTACCACGATATTCACGCTTAATACTCGCGCGGCTTCTCTCGTTATAGTGGCGGGGTCGTATGTCGATGGCGGTACTACGCGTCGTTTCTATGACCTTGTCTTTTTTGCCTGGGGTCTTTCTCCCAGCGTGATCAGCACCAAAGATGAAGACAGCCCTGCGGTCCGAACCTATGGGGTGCTTTCGAACTCTCAACTCAGGCTAACAATGGCGTCTGGCACGTATCAGGTGCGGGCGTCTGGATCCACCACAACAATTCCGGCGTGACCATGGCAGAGCTATCCGACCGCGAACGGGCAATTCGCTTGAAGCTGCGCAACGATTTCGAGTTCTATGCGCCGCGATGCCTCAAGATCATCACCAAAAAAGATGCGCAGGGGCGGAGTGATATCCGCCCTTTCGAGTTTAATTCGGCGCAGAAGATCATTCATCGCGAAGTTGAGAAGATGAAAGCCGACGTCGGGTATGTCCGCGTCGTGGTGCTGAAGGGGCGGCAACAAGGCTGCTCGACCTACGTCGAAGGGCGCTTCTACTGGAAGACGTCCATGCACGAAGGGGAAAAAACCTTCATCCTGACCCACCAAGACATGGCGACAACGAACCTCTTCAGCATGGCGAAGCGGTATCACGACAACGCGCCGCCGTTCGTTCAGCCGCATGTGGGGAAATCAAACTCGCAAGAAATGGTGTTCGATCGGCTTAACTCGTCCTATCAGGTCTCGACGGCCGGCAGTAAGGGCGCGGGCCGATCGGCCACACTGTCGAACGTGCACGGATCCGAAGTGGCGTTTTGGGAAAACGGTGGCGAACATCTGGCCGGCTTGCTTCAGGCGGTGCCGCTCGCGCCTGGAACTGAGGTGTTTCTCGAAAGTACCGGCAAGGGCGTCGGCGGCGTGTTTCATAACCAATGGGTTATGGCTGTCTCAGGGCAATCCGACTTCCGCGCAATCTTCATTCCGTGGTTTATTCAGGAGGAATATCGCCGCAAGCCGCCGGCCGATTTCGAGCTGATGAGCGATGACGAAATGGTTCCGCCGGGCGAGCTGACGGAAGCCGAATATGCCAGGGCGTTCAAATGCGACAACTGGCAAATGTATTGGCGGCGCATGAAGATAGCCGAGTTGGGCGGCGGTGAAGATGGCTTCTTCCTGTTCAAGCAGGAATACCCCGCGACACCTGATGAAGCGTTCCAATCCGGCAGTCGTCAAAGCCTCATAACGCGCCGCTCGATCCTGCGCGCTCGCAAGTCAACCGTGGCGACAGAAGGCCGCTTAATCATCGGTGTGGATCCTGCCGGCGACGGCGAAAACAGCGACCGCACGGTTATACTTCGCAGGCGCACGCGGAAGATATTCGGGATCGAGCCATACACGAAACTGAACACGATGCAGCTCGCCGGGCGCATTCACAAAATCATCAAGGAGGAAAAGCCGGCGCGCGTCTTCATCGACGTCGGCGGTCTCGGCAAGGGGATTGTGGACAGGCTCATGGAGCTGAGCGGGACGGCCGGTATCGTCGTGCCGGTGAACTTTGGCGAGGCGGCAAACGATCCTGTAACCTACGTCAACCGCAAAGCCGAGATGGCCTGGGAGCTGAAAGACTGGATGGAGGATCCCGGCGGGGCGAACATTCCCGATGAAGACGAGGTGCAGGCCGAGTTCCTATCAACGCCGCCAGACGAACCGGACAGCAACCAGCGGAAGCGCCTGAAGCCGAAAAAATGGGTGAAAAAGGAATACGGTAAGAGCCCCGATATCTTCGACGCGGCATGCCTCACATTCGCTGAACCGATATCCTCCGGCGGCATCATGCAGGGCAATGCAAATGCCGACTTCGACCCGCTCGATTACACCACTGGCGCGTCATCTGGCATCGGCAATTCGATGGTCGATTTCGATGTTTTCTGAAAAAGCCGAAGTCGCGCGCGCGTATGGCTAAGCCGTGGCTTTCGGTATCTCTTTGAAATTGCTCAATGTGGCATGCCAAAACAGAATTATTCTGCGACGGAAATTCGTTTATTTTTTCGCAAAAGCGTTTCATTTCCGAACGAAAACGGAAAATATTTTTGGGAAAAATAAGATGCCAGATTATGGAAAATCAATGAGTTACGAAAGCCGGGGCTTAGCCCAATAAAAGCCAACCAGAACCAGAACCATATAATACTCTCTTCGTTCGTATTACCCCCACAGCAAAGCGGGAAAATCCATGACGCGGAAACAGCTCCTGAAACTGCAACTTCGACACCTCGCCTTGTCGGCGTGGGATAGGCTTCTCGATCTCTGGAACCTGTCCCTGCCGATCTTCATCACCTCGGCCGTGCTGGTCGGATCGGTCAAGTTCTGGTGGTGGGTGTTCTCATGATCCCGAACCTTCGAAAGCGCTTCACGGCCTATGTGGTTTTCCAAGGGGCGGAACATCGCCGCTGGTGGCGGATCTACACCCGGCGCGGCTGGCGGCACTGCTACCTGATCCTGCCCGATCATCGGCCCGGCGCTTCGCTGTTTGCCAAGCCGGGCTCTGTCGTGATCAATCCGTGGGTGAGCTGCATCCGGTGGGATTGCCTGGAGACGTCGCCGCAAGAGCTATGCGAGGACGTTCTAGCCGAAGGTGCGACCTGTGCAATCGCGCTGCCCGTTGATCAAAAGTTCTCGGGGCGCTATGTTCCTCGCGGGTTGCTCACATGCGTTTCGCTGATCAAAGCGGTTATCGGCTGCGATGCGTGGTACGTCTGGACCCCCGAACAACTGGCGAAATGGATGCTGCGGCACGGCGGCAAGATGGTGGAGCGGAAGCGATGAGCAGTATTTTCGGGGGTCCGAAGGTGGACAAAAAGGCAGAGCGGGCGGCGCAACAGGCACAGCGCCGGCAAGATCAGGCGGTGCAGAAGCAGACGACGGCAGAGGCAACCGAACTCGGCACACGCCGCCGCCTCGCTGCCGCCCGCGCGTCGGGCCGCAATTCGCTGTTCAGCACTTCCGGCGCTGCCGGCGTGCAAGATACCCTGGGCTGATCGATGGCCCGGCACTCCGAGAAGATCGTTTGTGAACTCTCGTCTAAGGCATGGACGGAAAAGGCGAATTGGGACGATCTGCTGAAGGAGTGCTATGAATTCGCGCTTTCCGATCGCAACCCCTATTGGGGCAATGGGACCGGGAAGCCCGGCGATGCCAAGCCGCAACAGGGCAAGGACAAGACCAGCCGCCGCGTCTATGACAGCACGCTCGCTGTTGATGCCGTGAAGATCGCGAACCGGCTGCAATACGAGCTTTTCCCGATCGGATCGAAGTGGGCGGAATTCCAGCCTGGGGCGTTCATCAATGCCGACACGCGGGAAGCGGCCCGCGCTGATCTTGAGGGCTTGCGGAACATGATGTTCGCGGCCATCCAGCTTTCCAATTTCGATCTTTCGATTGCCGAATGGCTGCTTGAGCTTGTCGTGGCCGGCATGGCCTGCATGCTCGTTCAGCGCGGCGACGACGATAACCCGATCGTCTACCAGTGCGTGACGCAAGCGCATGTCGCCGTCCGTGAAGGCGCGTTCGGCAAGATCGACATGATTTCCCGGCAGCATCGCATGCGCCATTCGCTGATCACGCAAACGTGGTCGGATGCGAAATTCCCCGAACTCGATGAACGGGAAATCGCAGAAGATCCCGAATTGGATCTGATCGATGTTTGCTACTACGTGCCGAAAGACGGGGTTTGGTATTACGACGTCATCGTGACGGGCGGGCTGAAACAGGCGAAAGAGGAGAAGCGAATTGTTGAACGCCAGCACGACATTTGCCCTTGGGTTATCGCCCGTTGGAGCAAGGCGGCCGGCGAGGCTCAAGGCCGATCCATGGTTATGCTGGCTCTGCCTGATGCTCGCGTGCTGTCTTCCGTCAAGTCGTACCTCCTGCGGCACGCGGCGCTTGCCATCGGCGGCGTCTGGATGGTTCGGAATGATGGCGTCATCAACGCGAACAATGTCCGCATCTTCCCAGGCGCGACAATCCCGGTACGTTCTACGGGTGGCAACGCGGGTGCGTCGATACAGCCGCTTCAAGCGACGGCAGATGTGAACCTCGCCCAACTGGTCATCAACGATCTTGTCGGATCCATTCACAAGATCATGCTCAATGACGGCATGCCGGAAATCAAGGATGGCGTGCGCACGGCGACGGAACTTCTGGAACGCCTCAAAGAGCTGCAACAGTCGATGGGTGCGCCGTTCTCCCGCGTGCTGAAGGAGGGCATTGTCCCGATGATGGAAGCCACGATTTCCATCCTCTCCGAAATGGGCGTGATCCCGGTGCAGCAAGGCCAGAAGATCCGCCTCAACAACGGCCAGATCGATGTCCGCTTCGCCTCGCCGCTTGTGCAGGGCCAGTCCATCCGCGACGTCGAGGTGTTGCAACAGTCGGCGCTCATCACTGCGCAGATCGCCGGGCAGGAAGCCGTTGCCGTCTCGTTCCGCGTCGAAGATGCGGGCGCGTGGATTGGCGCGAAGCTCGGCGCGGATCCGGCAATGATGCGCTCGAAACAGGAGCGCATTGATTTTCAGGCCAAGGCGGCGCAAGTTATGGCCGCGCAGGCGGGCGCACCGATTGGACCTGGGGCGATGGTCCCGCCTGCTGCGAACAGCAATCCACAGCAAGCGCCGCCCATGGCGGCATAGGAGCCCAAAATGTACATTCCCCTCTCAATTGCGCTGCTTATCGACATAGTCGGAGCGGCGCTTTTCTTTGTCTTCTCGCTGATGACCGGAAGCGCAGGATACACCGCTGCCGGCATCGGTTTCTTCATCGGCATGCTCGCCTTCCTCCTCTCGTCCTACGTCCAGCACAATCGGGCGATAGGCGCTGACGTGACGATGTGGGCGCTTTCCGTGATGTTCCTGGCGGCGTTCTCGTTCATCATCCTGGCTGGCGCGTTCATCACATGGGCGACGGCATGAGCGGGCGTTCCTTCGGGCAGGGCTGGCACCCGGATCTAAACGCTATTCTCGACGGTGAAAATGGCGATGCGCGCGAAGCGCTGGAACAAAACGAAGCAATGCTTGAGGCCGCAACGCGGGCCTTGCGCGAAAAAGCCAGGCTGTTCTATGACGTCTTCGGCGTCGGACGCGGCCCGGAGCTGCTGGAACTTCTCCGCGAAGAAACGGTTGATCTCGATCTCATGGCTGTGAGCCCTGTGATCGGTGCCCATCTTCGCGAGATTGGCGTAAAGCCGTCTGATTGGGCGTACCATCGCAACGGGCAAAACTCGGTTGTGCGCTATGTCGAAACCATGGTCCGTGAAGCCCGCCGGATCGAAGCAGAGGAAAGCCCCAATGTCTGATCGAGCACAGAAGATCAAGGACGCAATCGACCGGCTCGACACCGGCCGCGATGATGACTGGACTGCATCCGGCCTGCCGGCGCACGCTCGCATGAAGGAACTTACCGGCCTGGAAGATCTCACGGCGCAGGAATTCCGCGAAGCGCATCCAGGCGTCACGCGCGAGACCAGCAAGGGCCGCGAGACCGGCGATATCCCCGCCGGCTTGAACCGCTCGGAACTGGACAAGGCGATGGAGCTGACGGCTCCCAACTCCGACCCGGCGACAAACGAGAACGTCGGCCGCACGGATCTTGCGCCGGCTGAAGGTCAGGCGCACACGGCCGACCAGCGCGAATTGCTCGGCGCAACGCTGGCCGAACGTGAGCCGATCGAACGTCGCCAGCCGACGCCGGCAGAGATCGCGGAACACATCACCGATCCTGTCGTACTGATCGAGGCCGCCGTCATGGCCGCGAACGCCAGCGATCGCCATCGCCGCAACGGGCCGCTGCATCAGTTCCTTCGCCACTATTCGGTGGATCAGCGCAACATCAAGGAACATCAGGCCCGGCTTGATGCCCGCGACGAACGGCACGCAAAAGCCGGAAGCTGACACAAAGCGAATTCTGGATTACAAATGGCGCGGCGGGGCAACTCGGCCGCGCCATTTCTTTGCAGCAAAGGGAAATCCAATGAGCAATCCAATCATGAAGTATTTCGAATTCGCGCATCTTCCGGCGCACCTTCAGGAAGTGAGCAAGCCGTTTCACGATCTGGCAACGCAGATGGACCGCGACATAGGAGAAAGCGCCGAAAAATCGGCCGGCCTGCGCAAGCTGCTTGAGGCCAAGGATTGCCTCGTCCGCGCGAAGCTCGGCTAACCTCAACACCTCACAGCAAGGAAACACTGCGATGAACGAGCGAATTCAGCATTACCGGGGCAGCGTGGCGTTCGGCATGACGGGCTATGGTCCTAAGCCGGTATTCGCGCCGCCGGGCGAAACCGGCAGCGGAGACGGCGGCGATGATGGCGACAACGGTTCTGGTGACGATAACGGCGGATCCGGGGGAGACGACGCCGAAGGAAAGGGCGCTTCTGGAAGCGACGGCAAGGGCAATGGAGACGGTTCTAAGCTTACGGGAAAGGGGCTGTTCTCCAAAGGGAAAGCAGGCGGCGATAGTGGGGCCGGTAATGGTGACGGTGGAGACGAGGCCGACGCCGGGCCGAAAGTAGCCGACAAGTTTCTGAACAAGGATAAGTCCGTCAATGTCGATGCGCTCGCCAAGGCATACACGGAGCTGGAAAAGGCGCATGGGGATCTCAAGCGCAACAAGGGGCCGGGCGGCGGCGAGGTGCCGAAGACGGCAGAGGAATATTTCTCTGCGGGCGTCAAGGTGCCGGACGAAGCGCCGAACTTCCAAGGGCTGGAAGCGGATGACCCCGGCCTGAAATCCTGGGCGGAAGTCTGCAAAAAGCGCGGCATCGGGAAGGATCTCGCAACCGGCCTCATGTCGGATATGCTGATTGCCATGAACGACCACGCCGTGCCGCCGCTCGACCCGGAAGAGGAATTCAAGTCGCTCGGCAAGAATGCGCAGGCCACGGTTGACGGCGTGTTCGTGTGGGTGTCGAGCCTTGAGCGAACCGGCGAACTCTCCGAAGACGATATCGGCCAGATCGAGCAGCTTTCACAGACGGCAAACGGGATCCGGTTGCTTGCCAAGTTCCGCAACATGTCGGGCGAAAAGCCGATCCCGGTCAATCCTGGCGGCGGCGTGCGTGGTATGTCGATCGAGCAGCTTGATGAACAATACAAGGCCGCCGTCAACAAGGGCGACTATGCAGAGCAGGCGCGGCTTGACGATCTCCGCAACAAGATCAACCCGGAAGGCGCAACCGCATAGGGCTTGCGCGCCGGCTCGATCGGTGCAATATTCCGCTTGCCCTGACATGGCTGATCTTGAGAAAGCCCGCTATCCGCCGCATCGGATGGCGGGTTTTTTCGTTCCCTTGACAGTTTTCCCATTTAGGATCATTTTCCGCACATCGACCGGGACACAACCGCTTGCGGCCTCCATCACGTCGAGCCTGCGGCCCGAAACACCGCACCGGGAACCTAATCGGCCTGCCGACCTTCCCCGCTTCCGTTTCGCCTTAACCGCGCTGAACCCCAAACGTCATCGCAACATAGGTGGAACACGATGTCCCGCAATCTGACACAGAACCAAATCGCCAGCTTCGACGCCCGCGTAAAGGCCGCGTATGAACTCGGCGGCATGCTGCGCCCCACGGTCGAAGTGGCCGACAACATCGTTGGCGCAACCCATCGCTTCAACAAGATGGGCAAGGGTATGGCAACCCGGCGCATCGACCAGACCGACGTCACGCCGATGAACATCGTTCACGGCAATGCGACGGCAACGCTGGAAGACTGGAACGCTGCCGAATATACCGGCATCTTCAATCAGCAAAAGGTCAACTACAAAGAGCAGGACAAGCTTGCCAAGATCATCGCAAACGCCATCGGCCGCCGCGAGGATCAGCTCATTCTTGACGCTCTCGACGCCGCCGCAACCACGCTCACGGTCTCGACCGATATTGGCGGCGTGGGCTCGGGCCTCAACACGGCCAAGCTGCGCCGTGCCTCGGCGCTCCTCAATGACAAGGGCGTGCCGCGCGGCAAGGGCGATCGTCACATCGTCGTGAGCGCAACCGGCCTGGAACAGCTCCTGGGCGAAACCAACGTCACGTCCTCGGATTACAACGCTGTCAAGGCGCTGGTTGATGGCGAGCTTGATTACTGGCTCGGCTTCAAGTTCCACGTCATGGAGACCCGCGACGAAGGCGGCCTGCCGAAAGCCGGTGCCGTGCGGACGTCGTTCGCCTACCACTCCCCGGCGATCGGCCTTGCTGTCGGGATCAACATGCGGACGGAAGTGAACTATATCCCGGTCAAGACGTCCTGGCTGGCGAACGGTCTCTTCTCGGCCGGATCCGTCGCGATCGACGCTGACGGCATCGTGGAAATCTCGACCACGGAATAAATCGCGGCGTGGGGCTTCGGTCCCGCTCCTCTTTCGCAACTGTTTGAAGGATTTTTACGATGGCTCTCGACAAACGCATGCTCGACCCGACCGGCTCGGGCTCCAAGGGTACGAAAATCATGGCCCTCTACGAAACGACGGATGCAAAGGCGACCGTCAAGGGTGCCGGCTATTTCAACGCTGCGGCGAATGAATTGGCCCGCGTCGGCATGATGACGATCTTTTCGTCTGACGCCACCTTTCAGGCGAAAGTCTCCGTTGCTGCCGGCGTCGTGACGCTCGCCGCGCTGGAAACCTTCGCCTAACGAGCCCCTTGCTGTGGGGAAGCGTGGCCGCCCGGCATTGGGGAAACCCGGCCGGGCGGTTTTCTTTTGAGAGGTAGGAACGATGGCAAGGACTGATATTTCCCTCTGCTCGCGGGCGCTCATGAACCTGGGCGCGGCTCCCATAAACAGCTTCGACACGCCCGGCGACACTCCCAAGTTTCTGAAGCTGGCCTATCCTGAGATCGTCGCCACGATCACTTCCACCTATCAGTGGGAATGCATGAAGGTGCGTAAGCCGCTGACGCGCGAAGCCGTCGCGCCCTCGGGCTTTCAATATGCCTTCATCATGCCGGGCGACATGATCGGCGCACCAATCGCCATCTTCACAAGCGAACAATCCTATGTCCGCGCCACGGCCGGGTATGAGGTGCGCGGCCGGCGGATCGTCACCAACTGGTCGGAAGTGTGGGGCGAATATTCCGTCATCAAGCCGGAAACCGAATGGCCGGCGTGGTTCGCTGAACTGGTCGTTGGCGCGATCTGCGCAGAGATTGCGTTCATGGTGACGGATCAGCAGAACGTCAAGGACTATTGGGATGCCAAGACCTATGGCACGCCCTCCGAAAACCGCATCGGCGGATTGATGGGGCAAGCCATGACGCTCGACGCGCAGGGCTCGGGCAACAATCCCGGCCTTGCGGACAGCGCTTTTGTCGATGCCCGCTTCGGTGCCGTCTACCCTGGGGATCAATTCTGATGGTGAAAATCAAGGAACTGAAAACCAACTTCGTCGGCGGCGAACAAGACCCGTTGCTGAAGTCCCGTTCCGACGTCAAGGCGTATTACAACGGGGCGGAATTGCTGCGGAACGTCGTGGTGCTGCCGCAAGGCGGCGTGCGCACCAAGCCGGGATCCCGGTACATCTGGACGGTTCCCGAAATCCCGCCGGGCGATGGCGGCGGCATTTCTGAAGTGCGGCTTTTCGAATTCCGCTTCTCGACCGATCAGACCTATCTTTTCGTCTTCTACCACAAGAAATTGACCATCTTCCGCGATGGCGTTCCGGTGCAGACGATCACGACGGTTTACGCCTCAAGCGATCTTCGCGCGCAGCTCACGGCGAAAGGCGATCTGATTTCGACCGGCCTTAGCGTTACGCAATCGCGTGACACGATGATGGTGTTTCACCAGAACTATCAGACGCGGCAGATCAAGCGCGGGGCAACGCACAGCTCCTGGACGATCGGGCCTTATGCCTTTCGCAACCTGCCAATCTTCGATTTCGGGGACGTCGTTTACACCAACGGCGTGGACGAGGAACAGGAAATCAAGCTCCCGAACCCCGGCACGCAAGGCGATTGGGTGGACGGCGACACGTTCAAGCTGATCCTTGAAGACGCTAGCACGGACAATATCAAGTATTCGGCAATCACGGCCATCATGGCGTCCTCAATCCAGACCGCGTTGCGCAAGCTGCCGAACGTGCAAGCCTCGGGCATTGCCGTGAGCGGCGTCGGCGCGACGACGGGCGTTGCCACGTTAACGGTGGTTTTCTCGGGCGACAACGGAAACCGGCCATGGGGCTCGATGGCATTCGAGGTCACAAGTTCCAAGCAGGTTCCGACGATTGAGATTTTCGTCACGGTCGAAGGCGTGCGCGAGGGCGAAAACGTGTGGAGCGACTTGCGGGGCTGGCCGCGCTGCGGGGTGTTCTTCGGGGGCCGGCTGTGGGTGGCCGGCACGAAATCGCTTCCCAACACGTTTTGGGCTTCGCGGGCCGGCGCGTTCAACGACTTCAACAGCAAGAAAATCGCTGACGATTACGGGATCAGCGCGACGACGGACACAGACGATGTTCCGGCCTTCGTCAACATCTTCGCCGGCCGTCACCTTCAGTTCTTCGCCACCTCGGCCGAATTCTACATTCCGATTTCCGAGACCGAACCTGTCACCCCGTCGAACGTCGTTCTGCGCCGCACCACGTCACGCGGCTGCAAGCCTGGGCTTCGCGTCTATGAGGTGGACGGCGCAACACATTTCGTCCAGCGGTACGGAAAGGCGCTGCGGGAATTCATCTTCGCTGACGTCGAGCTGGCCTATCAGGCTAACAATATTTCGCTCCTCGCCTCGCATCTGATGCGTGAGCCGGTGGGCTTCGCGCTGCGGCGATCGACGTCAACAGAGGATGCGGATTATGAATTCATGCCGAACATTGACGGCACGATGACGCTTTTCTGCACGCTGCGGACACAAGAGGTCAACGCCATGACCTTGTGGACCACGCAAGGCAATTATGACGATGTGGCCGTGGTGCTGGAAGACGTCTATTTTTCCGTGCTGCGGACAATCGACGGCGCGCCGGTCAAATTCATCGAAATCATGGACGATGAAATTTCGGTTGATTGCGCGGTGAAGGAAACCGATCTGGCGGTGCCGGCAACCGGAACCACGCTCGCCCATCTGCCGAATACCGAAATCGAATATAACCATGACGGCTTCATAGCGCAGCCTGTGGAGACGGATGGCGCGGGGGCTGTCGTGTTCCGCCGGCCGGCCGAAAGCTTCTACGTGGCCGGCCTGCGCTTCCCTGTGGCGGTTCCTGAAGTGCACCCCACCTTCACATGGCTGATCCGCACCCTTCCTTTCGAGGCGCAATTGCAGGATGGTGCGAGCATGGGGCGCAAGCGGCGCGTTGTGAATGCTGACGTTCGGCTCTATCAGACGTCGGCGCTGACGGTGAACGGGCAAGAGATCGCGTTTCGGGAATTCGGGCTTGATGCGCTCGACACTCCGATTGCTCCCTATACCGGCGTCAAGCGCAGCCGTGGGTTCCTCGGGTGGGACTATGACGGGCAGGTGCTGCTTGGCAGCGATGTTTCAACGCAGGCGACGGTTCTTGGCCTCGCCTATTCCGTTAGCATAGGTGGTTAAATGGCCGTTCTCTTCACATCATTCCTAAGCGCGATCGGCGGTGGGGGCGGGGCTGCGGCCGGCGCTGCGGGGGCGGCCGGTGCCGTGGGCGGCGCGGCGGCAAGCGGGATCTCCTGGGCCGGGCTGGCGTCCGTGGGCTCGACCATCGTCGGCGGCCTCGCCTCGATCATGGGAGGCCAGCAACAGAAAGCCGCGCTCAATGCGCAGGCGCGCGACGAAGACATGAACGCGGTTCAAGAGACGATCAACGGACGGCAGGAAGCGCTTATGGCGATGCGCAAACTGAATGCGGATCTTGGCAGCGTGCTTGTCGCCGGGTACGGCTCGGGGCTCACGCCTGAAGGCTCGATCGAGGCGGCACAAAATGAGGCGCTGAAGACGGGCGAGGCCAATATCTCGATGGCCCGCACGAATGCGGCCTATGCCTCGGCCAAGCGCCGGCAGCAATCGGCACAGCTTCGCGCGGAAGGCAAGGCCGCTGCCATGGGCGGGATCTTCGGGGCAATTCAGGGAGGGCTTTCGATGTTCTCCCGCACCACGGCAAGGGGGTAAATCATGGCCGGCAGCAATGCGACCACGCGCGGCGTTCCTCGGCGGATCTTGCAGGGCGACGGGCCTACCGTTCCCGTCCTCTCCGCAAGCGCTATCCCAACGGTGCAGTATTCGACCGGCGCGGCGCGGGCGCTGCAACAGTTTTCGCAGGGAATGTTCAACCTGTCGGCCGGTTTTGAGGATCAGCTTGACCGGCAGGCAGAGGCGGAAGCGACCACGCAAGGCGCGGTGGCCGGCGCGACTGGCGATTTCGAGCTGAAGGATTACGGGACAATTCGCGGCCGGGCCTACAACAAGGCCGCCGTGGAGACGTTCGCCGCGAACCTCGACACGAATTCGATCGTCAAGCTGAACGAGCTTCAGGGGCAGTTCTGGAACGATCCGGCCAAGCTGCAACAGGAGTGGGACAATTACCGCGCTGGCGTGTCTCAGGAGCTTGCCAAGCGCTCGCCGCAAGAGGCGGCGGCCTACATGAACCGAACCGCCGTTCGTGGCGTCCCTGCTGTCGAGCAGGCCAAGGACACGGCTTACAAGCTCACGCGCTCGGAAGCAGACGCGGCGCTTGTCGAGAATGAGGCGGCCTTGCGGGCGGAAATCAAGACGGTCTCCTCCGATCTCTTCAGCGAGAACCCGGAACGATCGCGCGCGGCGTCGGGTGCTATCCAGGCGGCTCAATCCGAGTACATGAAAATCTACAGCGCCGTGGATCCGGTGACTGGAAAGCCGCTCTATTCGCCGGAAGAGAAGGCGGTTGCGAAGAAGGCATTTACTGACCTGACGATGTCGCAGGCCACGCTTTCTTGGTTCGATGAGCAGCCAGACAAGGCCGGCGCTTACCTGAAAATCGTGAACGGCGATTTCAAGATCAAGCTGAATTCGTCAAACGATCACGTAAAAATCGTGATGGCAAACCAGGGCGCGAAGCGCAACGATCCGCTGAAGGGCGACATTGCCAACCGGATCAAGGCGGCGGCGGCGGCAACCGGCGTTGACATTCAGGTGCATTCCGGCGGGCAGGAGACGCGCGAAGAGGTGGCCGCCGGCAAGGGCCGCCGAACCGGATCCGTTCGCCACGATCACGGCGGCGCGGCCGATCTGCGCTTGATGAAGAATGGCAAGATCCTGCCTTTCAACGAAAACCGGGAAACCTACCGGAAGTTCGCAGAGAACGCGGCGGCGGCCGGGCTTACCGGTATCGGCGTGGACGAGAAGGCCGGTTACATTCATGCCGGCGGCGGATCTCAAGCGGCCTGGGGCTATCGCGGCAATTCAGCGAGCCGGCGCTTTCTGCCGGAAGACTTCGCGGAGGCGATCGACCGGGGGCGCGGCGGCAAGCTGGAATATCAGCCGAAACAGCAAGAGGTCACGCTGTCGGACACGATTTCTGAAACGGCCTTCAACGGTCTCGATGTAGAAATGCGGTCGCGGATTACGTTCGCTAATCAGATGGCCGATCGGCAGGTCTCTGAAGCCAATGCCGCTCAAACGAAGATCCAAGAGCGGAACAACTTCGATTTCTCGACGCGGCTCTATGGTGGCGGCCTGACGGATCCGACGTCGGGGAAGGTTATCCAGCCGCTCACGCGCGAAGAGGTCATGTCAGCCACGCGCAACGGGATCCTCAAGCCAAGCGACGGCGAGGCGATATTGAAGGCGCTTTCGACCCCGAACCCTGAAACATCGGATCCCACGACATATCGCGAAATGCTGCGCCGCCTCTACAATGACGAAGATATCAGCACGGCGCTTTTCGGCGTGGGTGACAAGCTGTCCCGGCAGGATCTTACCGAACTTCTCAGCAAAAACCGATCCGTCAACAAGGGCGGCGATGAAGGCGGCGGGTTCAACAAGGAACAGCGCTTCTATTTCGACACGCTGAAAATGCGCCTCGGGCAATCCGGCCTCATGGATAAATTCGACCAGGGCAAGCAGGACCGGGCCGCCGCTGCCTATGACGAATATCGCCGCCGCGTGCTCGACCCTGAGAACGTCGATAGCGCCGACGTCATCGCCAACGACATTGCCGACCGTGCCACGCGGGAAGGCGTCACCATGGACATGACGCGCCTGGGCCGCCAGCTTCACCCGCGCTATTCGGTGCCGGTGGAAGGGCAAAACCGGCTGGATATCCGGGCATCGGCCAAGTCTCTGCAAGCGGCATTCGACGCGGGGAAGATCACGGAACAGCAATTCAAGATCGAGCAACAGCGGCTTATTGACTGGATGAAGCTGCAAGATCAGGTTGACCGCGCTTCCACCACGACGAAAGGGAAATGACGATGGTCGAAAACCTCCGCCTGATGATCGCCTCGCCGGGCAACGATGACAACGCGGGCGCGGCTTACCAGCAAGTCGCGGACAATCGCGCCGCCTCTGTGATCGCTGACGAATTCCGCATGCTGCTTGACGACACGGCAACGCCTGCCGCTGCCGGCGGCGACAAGGCGGCAACGGGCGCGGCCGGGCAGGGCTCGGGCAATCCTGATTTCGATGTGCTCATGGGTGAGGGCGATCAGGCGAACCCGGCCGCCGTGTCGGAAACCGGCGGGGAAACCAAGACCCCGGCCGACGCCTCCGAAGGTGAGGCGGATCTCGGGCTCGGGCAGAAGATCGTCAATTTTCACATGGCAGTCGGTAAGGATGTGTGGCGCGGTGCGCAGGAAGCGCCAGGCCAAGCGCTCGGCGGCGTGGTCGATGCGTTCGGTGAAATGGATCAGTTCATGCAGCAAATCTTGCCGATTGGCGGGATGGAGCTGTTTGACGCGGAAGGCAACTTCGATCCGTCCCTTGTCGACAATGCGAAGATGATGGCGAACGAGGATGCGGAACAAAGCATCTTCGACATGATCGCGCCCGATGATGCGGAAAGCACGACGGGCTCTTTCGTCCGCGCAACGGCGCAATTCCTCACAGGCTTCATCCCCGGCATGCAGGCAACGCGCGGGCTCGGCGCGGTCAAGGCTGGCGCGGTTCTTCAGCCGCTTGTTGCCGGCGCGCTGGCCGACATGGTGGTTTTCGATCCGAACGAAGATCGCCTTTCGACGTACCTCAACCAAGTGCCGGCGCTTTCGGCCGTTGTTCCCGATTACCTCGCGGACAACAACCCCGATCAGTCTCATTGGGAGGGCCGCCTCAAGAATGCGATCGAGGGCGCGGGGCTCGGGCTGGCGACGGATGGCCTGCTCTCGGCGTTCCGGTATTACAAGGCGCACAAGAAGGCCAAGGCCGCCAACAAGGCCGCGAATGATCCGATCGGCGCGACGGTCGAAGCGGCGAAAGACACGATGAAGCAGGCCGCTCGCGAAGAGTTGGTGCAGGATATCCCTGATAGCGCGCTGTTGCCGCTTGGTGACGTCGCTGACGACGCGCCGTTGCTGGTCGAAGCGCCGGCTAACGAAACAGCCGGGGAAGCGTTCGGCCGCCTCGCAGGCGCGCGGGAACGGGCACTGAAGCATGACAAGGATCTGGCCGCGCTTGAGGCGATCAACTCGGCGCGTGATCGCATCGTCAAGGCGCGCGGCCTTACCGATCGCGACCCCATGGATGACATGCTTGACGAACTGCGTTCCGGCGCGGTCTCGAATGCCAAGATCCCGAAGCGGCCGATTGCGGAAATCGTCAAGGGCCTGGGCGGCGTGGATCCCGCATCTTCGCTCGCGGCCGACATGCGCAGCCGTGGCATCACTGCCCGCGCGTTCCCCGGCCTGTACCGTCGCGGCGGCGTGGGCGCGCTCGACAACGTGCCGGCGGCAGAGCATGGCATTTTCGCCGGCCGGTCTCAGGTGGACATGGGCGGCTATCTCGACCAGCAATCCTTCATCGACGGGCTTGAAGCGGAGCTGAAGGGCGAACCGTGGATGACGGCCGAAAACCAGAAGGCTTTCGATGATCTGATTTCGCCGCTCGATGATCTGGAAATGACCCTTGACCAAATGGGGATCGATTACCGCACGACGTCGAATGACGGGATCAAGGCGCGCATCAAGGAAATTCAGGATGCGGAAGCGATTTTCGCCCGCGATACCGGGCAAGACGCGCTGTTCCAGACGTCGCGTTCGCTGAAGGATATCGAGGCGGAAGCCCGGCTTGAAGCGGAAGCCAAGGGGCTCGATCCTGACCTTGCGGCGGCCGATGCGGTCAAGCCGAAAATCTACATCAACCATGCTCGCATGAACACGGCCGAAGACGTGCGCGCCGCCTTGCAGATCATGGCCGATACCGATGCGGACGCCATCACGGCCAAGACGCGCGGCGTGGTGACGAACGAGCAGACCATCAAGGAAAGCTCCAAGGAATACCGCGAACTGAATGACCTGATCGGCCGCAAGCCCGGCCCGATGAATGCAGCGCAGGCCACGGCAGCACGCCGGCTCCTGGCGTCCTCGGGCGAACAGATTGTGCAGCTCGCCAAGATCGCGGAAAGCCCCAACGCCTCGCCGGCCGACATCTTCAATTTCCGCCGGGCCATGGCCGTTCATTATGCCATCCAGTCGGAAGTTGTTGCGGCCCGCACCGAAACCGCCCGCGCGCTGCAAGCCTGGGCGATCCCTGTTGGCGCGACGAAAGCCCGGTCTCAGGCAATCGCGGATCTCATCGCGCAACAGGGAGGATCCGGCGATATCCAGGCGATGGCAAAAGCGGTTTCGAGCGTCGGGGATAACCCCACGGCGATCAACGCCATGGCGCGGGAACTCGGGCGCGGCCGGTTCGGCAAGGCGCTTTATCAGGTGTGGATAAACGGGCTTCTCTCGTCTCCGAAAACCCATGCCGTCAACATTCTTTCCAACTCCATGACCGCGCTGTGGGCTGTGCCGGAGCGCTATATGGCCGCCGGCATTTCCAAAGCGTTCTACAACGGCGAGATCCAGGCCGGCGAGGCAGTCGCGCAGGCTTACGGGCTCGTGAAGGGCATTCGCGACGGCGTGCGGCTGGTCTACATGGGGAACAAGGCAGACGGGCAAGCCGGCCTATCCGACGTCTTCGACGCATTTTCCAAGGTCGAAGGCACGCAACAGAATGCGTTCTCTTCCGATGCTCTCGGCCTGTCTCCCGATGGCGGCCTTGGGTGGGGCATCGACATGCTTGCCAAGATCGTCAACGCACCCGGCTCGGCGCTGAACGCGGAAGATAAGTTCTTCAAAACGATCGGCTACCGCATGGAGCTGAACGCGCTGGCCTACCGTCAAGCCATGGTGGAAGGTCTCGACGGGGAAGACGCGGCCAAGCGCGTTCACGAGATCCTTTCCGATCCGCCGGAAAACCTGCAAGTCGATGCAATCGACATGGCTCATCACCAAACCTTCACAAACGCGCTCTATCCGTGGATGCGGCAGGGCCTGGGCGGGATCCAGAAAGCGCCCGTCGCCGGCCCTGTCTTCCGCATGGTCATTCCGTTCGTGAAGACGCCGACGAATATTCTTCGCTTCACGTTCGCACGGACGCCGCTTGCCTATCTCTCGGGAACCATCCAAGGCGACATTCGAGCCGGCGGCGCGCGGGCGGCACAGGCCCACGCTCGGGTGGCGCTCGGCTCGATGGTGATGCTGTCGGTCATGGACATGGCGACGGAAGGTTTCATTACCGGCGCGGGGCCGCTCTCCGAAGACATGACGAAGACGAACGATCTTCGCCGCACGCGCCGCGCCGCCGGCGGGCCGCCTCCGTATTCGATCAAGATCGGGGGTCGCTGGTACGCCTACAACCGGCTCGATCCGATCGGAATGATGATCGGCCTGGGCGCGGACATGGCCGAAATGGGAGCGAGCGCCGACGAAGCGGACAGCGAAATGCTCGCGGCCGGCGGGATCCTGGCGCTTGCGCAGAACATCGCGTCCAAGTCCTACCTTTCCGGAATGTTCGATTTCCTCGGCGCGATGGATCCGAACAACCCGTCATCGAACCCCGGCAAATACCTCTCCGATTTCGCCGGCTCGATGGTCCCCTATTCGTCGTTCCTGCGAAACATCGCGCAGGCAAATGACCCGATAACGCGCGATGCAAAGACTGTCGTCTATGGCGACGATCTCAAGGTTGATCCGGTTGCGACCTATCTTCAGGAGACGGTTGACAAGGTGAAGCGCGGCATTCCTGGCATGTCGGACACGCTGCCGCCGATGCGTGACCTGTGGGGCGAACCGATCAGCAAGGCGTCGGGCCTCGGGTGGGGATGGGATTTCGTTTCGCCTCTCGCGTCGAAGGCTGACAACCCGGATCCGGTGACGAAAGAGATCATCGACAACCGTATCAACGTGGGCTTTCCGCCGCGCGTGATCGAGGGCGTGAAACTGACGTCGGAAGAGTACGACCAGTTTTCCGAGATCGCCGGCAAGGGCGCAAAGGCTTATCTCGACCAGCTCGTTAATTCGGCGGGCTTCTCGAAAATGAGCCCTGGCCCTGACGGCATGCGGGCCGAAGTCATCAAGAGCGTCATCAACCAGTTTCGCGACCAAGCGCGGCAGGAAATGATGATGCGCAATCCATCCCTGCGGGATCGAGCAATCGAGCTTCAGCGCACGAACATGCGCACGCTCACCGGACAATAGAGGGTCTGAAATGGCGAATATCCCTGTAAACGCGAACGATGCCGTTACTGTCGTCAGTGTCCTTGTCGATGGCCGGGTTACGTTCGATTTCGATTTCCGCGCCGATCGCATCGAAGATCTGAAAATCATCTACGAGCGCGCCGGTACAGGAACGCAGACGCTTCTGACGGGCGGCATCGATTTCACGGCAACCAGCCTTGGGGTTCCAACGGGTGGCGAGATCACGCTGACGACAATCACGGACACGCTTGCCGGCGACAAGGTGACGATTTACCGGGATATCGTCATCGACCGCGAAACCGATTTCAGCCGTGACCTTTTCACGGATGACATCAACGCGGAACAGGATCGTATTTTCATGATCCTGCAAGAGCTGGCCCGCGACATTGACGGGGCGATCCGGGTGAACCCTGGCGAGGATCCCATAAGCGTTGCCGAACTTGAGGCGCAGGTTGCCGCCGCGCTGGCCGCCGCCGCCGCCGCCATCGGTGCGGCAAACTCGAAGTTTCTTTTCGAGACGGAAGCGCAGTTCTCGGCCGCCGACATTCCAAGCGTTACACAGTTCGTCACCACGGCCGGGTATTATTCGATCGGTGACGGCGGCGGGCACATGAAGCGCCGTATCAGCACGCCCGGCGTCATCATGCCGTGGCACAAGCAAAGCGCAGATGGCGCATGGTGGCAGGTTGCCGGCGGCCAGCAGATCGCGCCGCAAACGTTCGGCGCGCGTGGCGACGGCGTGACGGATGACACGGCAGCGGACGCCGCGTTTCAGCAGATGGAGGGCGTGACGAAATGGGTTCCGCCTGGGCGGTATCTGGTTGGCTCGCCAATCCCGGCCGGCACAAAGCCTTTCGTTGTCGTGGCCTCTGGTCAGTCGAACATGGTCGGATATTCCGGCACGACAGGCGGCACGTTCCCAAGCAACGCCAATGTGCACATGTGGCTTTCGCTGACGAACGGCGGCGCTCCTCAGTGGATCCAGAACCCTAATTTCGAGACGACGACATATTTCGTTCCGATCGCCGCAACCGGGACCTATCACGAGTTGGGCGGCGGAAAATCGAACCTCGCGCTGGCCTTCGCGCATCGTCTGCAACAGGCAACCGGCCGGCCTGTCTGGCTGATCCTCGACGGTCTGGCCGGGGCCACGATTGCGCAGTGGGTCGGCAGCGGCATTGCCAGCGTGCGCTATGCGTCCCTGCGCGCGAACGTCGCCGCCGCTCTGCCGCTCGTGACGGGCGCGCCCGACAAGGTGCAGTTCATGCTTTGGCAGCAAGGCGAGGCCGACAGCGGATTGCCGGCCGGCGGCTATCAGGCAAATCTCAATCTCCTGTTGGGGCAGCTTGAGGCGGAAACGTGGTGGGACGCTGACACGCAATTCATTGCCGGCCTTCCGCTGCAAACCCAGCCGCTCTATGCGACCGTCACGGCAGATATCCGCGCCTTTGCTGCGGAAGATCCCGCCTTGCGCAAGGTTGCCGAAAGCACTGGAATTCCAAGCACGGTTGACAACGTGCATTTCACCGGGCCGGGCCTGTATACGCTCGGCTATGAGCGGTATTGGGATTACCCGATTTCGATCAACCGCTTTGATACCGGCGCGCTCGGCAACGGCCGGTTTCTCGATGCCGATGCCACATGGGATCAGGCCAAGGGCGATCGGGAGCGGGACAGCTATTTTATGTTCGGCCGGGATATCAACGCGAATACGCAGCTTCTGTCCCCTGCGATCAAGGTGCAAACACACATCGATTTTCAGAGGGCGCTACCGGATCCGAACGCCAGCTTCAAACTCGTCAACGGCGCGCATTTCGAGGCTACCTATGACGGCTATTACAAGACCAAGGCCGACACCAATCAGAACTTCACCGTGTTCTCTTCCAGTGTCTGGAACCGGATGGCGGGCCTGTTCGGATCCCTGGCGTTCACCGGCCGCGCCGTCTCGGCCAACGAACGCGAAAACCCGCTGATTGCAGATACGGATTACGGCTCTCCGAAGCAGGGCGTTTTCTATGCCGAAACCCGCCACAACACGAAGCACATCAACGGCGGATACTCGTTCAACTATGAGGGCTATCTGATCAACGGCGCTGAAGAGACGCTGGATATCCCCTATCAGAACGACGACGAATATAGCTTCCTGCCGTGGACCACGAACGCCAAGTTTACCGGCGGCGGCAACTCCCCGATCTCTTCAGCGATCCTGATGCACGGCTTGAGCGAAAAGCACGGCTTTTGGAACGGCATCGTGGTTGGCGCGTCCATGTGGAAGATCAACGGCGACACGCAAGGTCCGGCGGGAACGGTCGGGATCAACCTTGCGTCCTGGCGTGCCGCTGTCGGTTATGGCGATATCGGGATAAAATTCCGCACGGCGAACCGGCACACCTATTTCCGCGAGGGACACAAGAGCCGTTCCTCGCACACCCGGTTCATGCATGAACTCGGGCCTTGCGGTATCTCGATCGAAGGTTCCGCCGGGGAAACGCAATTCCTCAACTTTCGCACTGGCGCGACGGGGGCGGCCGATGGCGGGGCCGTGACAACAACGGCGCGTCTCCTCGCCACGGCTTCGCAGTTCGATATGAATTCACCCGCTGGCGAACTCCTGTTCTCCCCGGTGGGCGTGGCGTCCTGGCGGTGCAATAGCGCGCGCTTTGCGCCGGTCACGACGAACACGTTTGCCATCGGATCTGCGCCCGATCGCGTGAAAACCATCTTCCTCAACAACGCGCCTGACGTCCTTTCTGATGAGCGGGCGAAACTGCAAATCGATGCGATCAATGACGATCTGCTCGACGCTTGGGAGGAATTGGATTACGCGCAGTTCGTGAAGCGGGCTTCATTCGAGCGCAAAGGCGATGCGGCCCGGCAGCACTTCGGCGTCATTGCCCAACGGCTTGTCGAGATTTTCGAGCGGCGCAAATGGAAGCTTCCCGGCTTTATCCGACATACCGTGTGGGAAGGCGGCGACGAATACAGCGTGCTTTATGAGGAGGTGCTGTGCATCGAAGCAGCCTATCAGCGCCGCCGGGCGGATCGAACGGAACAGAGGCTTGCCGCCATTGAGGCCAAGCTCGCCAAGCTCTGAAGGAGAAGGAAATGCGAAAGCTGAACGAGGAAAGCGAAAAGCAGATCAAGCAGTGGGAGGCGCTTATCCTCTTCGCTTATGACGACTTCGACACGCCGCGCAATCGTCGCCGCATCGGGCCCGGCGACGTCGTGCGCGGAACGCTGACGATCGGCTACGGCCATACCGGATCCGACGTGAAGCCCGGCATGGAGATCACGAAGGAACGCGCCGAACAGTTCTTCAGGGGCGACATCTCGATTGCCGCCCATGCCGTTGAAAGCCGCGTCAAGGTTCCGCTGAATGACAACCAGTTCGGCGCGCTGGTCTCGTTCGCCTACAATGTCGGAACGGGCAACTTCGCAAAATCCACGCTGCTCAAAAAGCTGAATGCCGGCGACTTTGACGCGGTGCCGGCAGAGCTGATGAAGTGGGTGAAGTCCAAGGGCAAGCGCATGCAGGGCCTTGTCAACCGGCGATCTTCTGAGGCTGGTCTGTGGGCGCGCGGCGCTTTCGTCCAGTCGGCCGGATCCCCTGTCGATGCCGTCAAGCCTCCGACGATCTCGGGCAATGCCGTGGCGGTCGGAACGTCCGTGCTGTCGGGCGGCGCGCTGCAATATGTGCCGCATGACGGGCCGCTCGCCTGGGCGCTGGCTGCGATCATCGTCGGCGCGGGCGCGTTCCTGCTCTGGCGCTATATCGAGCGGAGGCGGCAGGAATGAAGCTCTACCTCTATGCCGCATTGGGGGCCGTCGCGCTGGCGGCCCTCACATGGTACACGCTCGATCAGCGCGCCGCCGGCCGGGACGCCGAACGCCAGAAACAGGAAAAGTCCAATGCGCAATTCCGTGTCCGCGCTCAAAAGGGTGCTGTTGATTTCGATCTGTGCGATGCCGCTGGCGGCCTGTACGACTTCCGCAAGGGCTCCTGTAAACTCCCTTGAGCTGTCGAGCGTCGTTGAAAGCCTTCCCGGCACGAAGGGGAAGACGGCGCGCGATCAACGGAACATCGATCGGACCATTGCAAAAAGCTGCGCAACCGGCATTCTCGGCGCGGGGCAATGTGACCTTCACACGAAGGCGAGCGCGGAACGCGGGGGCGAACTGAAACAAGATGGCGATTGACGACGTTACCGCTGCGCGGAGGGCCGACACCATGGCCTGGGATTGGATCAAACAGAACACGCCGACACTGATCGCCTTGGGCGGTCTATTTTGGTATGTGGCGACGGACAACGCCACGATGAAAGCCAAGATGGACGAGGGCGAACGGTATCGCACGGCTCGTTCCTTGCAGACGGACACGAATTTCGAGAAGGTCAACACTCGGATCGAGGCTTTCGCGGACCTGCCGTTGCGCGTCAAGGCGCTCGAAACGCAAACGCTCGCGCTTACCGATCGGCTAGACCGTATCGCGAACGCCATCGCAACCGGGCAAGAAAGCCTGAGGCGCGACTTCGCCACGTCCACGGAAGCGATCCGAAAAGACGTGGCGAATGTCGTGGTCAAGGTGGAAGTTCTGAGCGATCGGCTCGGGGTGCGGCAGGAGCGAACCGGAATTCGGCCGGTGCCAACGGGCGGTTAAGGCAGGATCGATAGCAGGCCGGCAAATATCGCGCAGGATAGCAACGTTGCGCATGCGGTATGGAATGCATGCCGCTCAAGCAAAAACCTCTGTGCGGGCTTCTCTGGCCGAATGTGCACGGTGCGCGATTTCAGGACGATCAAATCTTCTTCAAACTCTTTCGGATAGTTTTCCATGGTGGGCCTCGGTTGTTGATGGCCCACCATGGCAGAGAGACGTTAATTTTTCCTTGTCGGGTAGACGAGAACCCGGATTGACCGTCTCTGTCGGGCGAACGTGACGAACCCGCGCTTCCGAAGCGAAACCAATATCCGGTACACCTCGGGCCGCCCTCCGCCGATCTGCCGGGCGATCTCCGCATATGTCGGGCTCATGCCGTGCTGCTCGATATACTCGATGATGACCTCAAGCGTTTGGTGCATGCGGCGCGATATGCCGGATACCGGCGCGCTCGGGGCGCATGACACCATCGCTTCATAGACGCTGGCAACCGCCCGTTTTCGCCTCTCTGGCGTGTCGAGCGGCACGCTTTCAAGGATCGTGTGGGCCGCGTTGATCATGTTTTGATCAGGCACCAAGGGGAGCGGGCGGAATTTCATGGCTTGTCGCCTGGAAACATGTCGTCATCGAAGGCATTTTCCCGCGTCGTCTCGGCCGGCTTGCTGGCGGTCTCGACCTTGCCGATATCGTCGGGCTCGCGCTCATCGTCGCCGCTGTCCTTGCTGGCAGCGTCCGCATCGGCGGCGAGGCGCTTCAGGCGATCAAGATGCTTGTTCAACTCGGAACGCTCTGGCGTGATCGCCTTGGCGTCCTGCGGCCCGTTGTTACGCCATGCTGCCGTCCACGCCGTGCGGAACACTTCCATTCCGCTTGCCGCCGCTTCATCAAGGTTCGCGATGATGCGCGTTATCTTCGATGTGTCCGCGCCCTTGCCGGCTTCATTCATCAACAGCGCGCCATGCTCGACCGTGATGCGCTCGCCGTTCCTGATGTGCTGTTGAAACGGCTTCGGAACCTTCTCGAAATGGGCGATGCCTTCATTCTCGACGCGCAGGCGAACCGTGAATTCATAGGGAAGATTGCTTTCGCAGACCGGAAATTTGACCTTCACGGCGGGCTTTACGTCCGTGTCCACGATGGTCTTGATGCGTATGCAGAAGATGATATGCGCGCCGCATGACAGGGCAGACCGCACAAAGCGATTGTGCTGCATCTTTGGTTTGATCCAACGGGCGCGCTTGTTGACGCCCTTGGCCTCCTCCTGATCCGCGAAATCGAGCATGCCGCCCTCGGCCTCATGTTCGTGGCTGGCGCTGTCGATGACGATAATATCAACGCCAGCTTGCCGGGCCGCGTGAACCGCTTGCCGGAAGCGATCGGACGAGTACGGCGCAACGAAATCCATGTGCAGGAAACCGCCTATTGCCGCGTCATCGGCATACATAAGGCTGCGCTTTCCTTCGGTGTCGATGACGCCAATGGTTCCCTTCGGGCCGACGATGCCGCGCGCAAGCAGCAAGGCGGAATAGGTCTTGCCGCTGCCGCTCTCGCCCTCGATCCCGATAAAGACCGGGGCGGCCTCGCGCTCGGCTGGTTTGAATTCGAATGTCATTCGCTTCGATCTCCGTATGGGCGCGGGTCAATGTATCCATCGACACGGCATTTCTGTTGAGGGAGAAGAATGGATGGATGCGCCCTGGGGCGCACCTCCTTGCAGCGGGGGCATTCACGCCCGAAGCGAGCGCGAAGCTCTTTCTTTTCGTCCTTGGCATCACGCCAGTAATCGCCAACGTCACCCATCGGATTAGTCTTCCGCCAGGATCCAGCGCGCGGCGCTGAAGTCTTCGTCGGCAAAGTCCTTGAACGGCGCGGCCTGATACCAAGGGCGCTCGGTCCCATGGCTGCGCATGAAGGTGTCCCAAAGCGCAAGGGCGCGCTCCACCTCCTGCTTTGCGCCGCGATAGTAGGCGTTCAATTGGCCGGTGGCGTCGTGGCTGACAAAGCGCCGGGCAACGACATTGGGAACGCCGCTGTTCTCGATGAAGAGATACCAGAACGGAACGACGGTATCTTGCAGAGAGAGCGCATGCATTTGCTGCAATTCCGTCTCGGCCGTTTCCGTCATGAAGGCGTCACGCCCGCGCTTGGAAATCATGGCTTTCATCGCCTGAAGGCCGGATTGATACCAGAAGGCTTTAACGTGATAGCGGTGCTGCGCGACGGTGTGCGCAACCAGGGTTTCCACGTCCTTGTTCATGCTGTTCGCCATCGTCTTCCAGTCGAAAGCCTCGCCGCCATGGAGACGATCAAGGCGGAACTTGCGCCGCCGGCCGTGCTTGTCCGTGTAGAAGACGGAGATTTCCGAGATCCCGCCGCCGACGCCGCCGACGCGCTCAAGGGCTCCCGTCTCGCGCATGGCTGTAATCATGTCCTGCGCCTTCTCGGCGTCCTC